CTGAACTTTAAAAACTACAAACAAAATTGTTAGTAGAAGAAACGCGACTGTAACGTCATTTCTTTTTATGCTGAGGTATTAAACGCCCCATCAGCAGGCTTATGGCAACAAATTATGTCACTGTTGGAGTGGCCAACGCGTAGTCCATTGTAGGAATACATAGGAAAAACAGACAAGTAAAGTCTGGACCCGCGGAAGCCTCACTTACAACAGTCAAACTCTGTTGACCATTATCGATACCTGTGGTTTTATTCTTCAAGGTAATGCACACACGTGCACCTTGTGAAACAGTACCATCAACACCAGAGCCACCTACATATTGATCAGGATTAACCAAAGAAAAATTAAATTCATTGGCATCCGGAATATTAAAAGTGACACTAGCATTAGTACGATTAGATGTTGTAGCCATACCAGAAATGCCAGGCGCAATAGCGCTAGCAGCTCCATGGAAACGAGCTGCAGCACTAATTGTCGCCGCATATGGTAAAGCAGTACCAATCGAACCAAACGTAGTAGAAGTACTATATCCGGAATTCGAAGTAATGCGTGCCACACGAATATCATCAATAAAACCATAACCATCTGAAGATGGAGTTACATAATAATTAACACCACCTCTATAACCAATAAACGGAGATGCGATGTATGGAATATGATGCATGTCATTCCACGCATATTGAGCGGTACCTGCAGCAGCAATAATTTTATTGGCTGAAGTTGCCGTAAAATTATTATCATAACCTGGAGTATATGGCATGCGATTATAATTCTTATACCACTGTTGAGATAGACCAGTAGCAACTGTAATGTTAGGAATAACATCAGTCACAACTGCTCTATGCAAAAGAGTGCGCAAAGAACTAACACATTCGCCGAAATTAAGACCATAACGCTCAGGGAACACCGTTGCCGGTGGACCCAGAACAATAGTCTTAGTTACGACATCAACCTTATCTTCAGCCTGCAAAGCAAAAAAGCTTGGAACGGGATAATTAGTAGCCTGCAAACCCTTGATCTGCTCAACGGGGTTGGCAAACTCAAAATTATCTGCTGCTCGCACATAGAAAAGTAAATTAATACTTCCCGATACTGGAGCTGTAAGTGCTGTCAAAACACGTACACCAAGCATGCCATTATCCAACCCTTGGGTAGGAGCCATAGCAGGCAAACCAGGAGCCCAATTATCAGGATTCAAAGCCCTCATCTTCAACCAACCTAATGCTTGATGATAGGGGATACGAATCTCAATATCGTCTCCTTCTCCAATATCAATAATCTGTGTGTACACAGCATTCTCAGGAGGATCTGTTGTAGCAATATCATTAATAGGATCGTATGAAATTTTCAAACGACCTTTATGAAATTTAGTACAAACAACCTTCATACGAATGATTATGTCTCCACGCCAGTTATTGAACATTGTAGATAACCACGATAAGGGTGTATGATACGCTCTTTGCCCTACGACCACATCTAGTGAATTCACAAGATCGGTCTGAGTCATAAGTACTGGCGTAACACGATTATTAAATAATAGTGTACCTTCAGTATCAGTAGTAGACCAAGATGTAGTTCCAAAATAACTCTCTCTAACCTTAAGGTTAGCGATAGCTAATTCGTCTACACTCCCAATTCCATGAGGACTTGGATCGATAGAAAGCTCTTGCTTTGGATCGAGTGTCAACTTTTGTACTGGAGTACCAATTTGACTTGTTGCAAGCATAGGCGCATTCATAGGTTGGTATGGACAAACATCCTCAATTACGGGGACATTAGTGAAACCAAACAATGATGCTACTTGCGAAACAGCTGAAGCACCTATTTCAGTAGCTGTTGCAAAACGCCCAATAATAGGGACATGCGAGAGATTACTGGCCATACGTGCCAAAGCTGACGCTGGTCGTGAAACTGGCCCCACACCATACTCATCTGACTGTAATGCTAATTTAGTGGTTGAACCCATTAAATGAACATCAGACATCCAAGCATAAGTGCGGACAGTTACATTAGTAGAACCTCCAGTCACAGCAGATTTTAGGGGCGAAAAGATAGTATATCTTAATGTCCCAAAATTCCCAACTGTATTGGAAGTTGTAATATCCAACCAATTACGATGGTAAAGAAATGGCAAAACCATCTCACCACCAGAATTGGCCTGCGGATAAATATAAAAACCAGGTTGTTGAGACCACGAAACCAACAAAGGAACAGGAGAAACAGTGTTACTCCTTACCTTAGCAGAAACAGTGGCCTCAAGAGGCGAGTAATGAACTCGCATCTGACCATATTGAAATGGTGTACCATTCAATACTACCTTAATATGCAATTTTGCACGCAAAAAAGCATAATTGTCAATTTTCTTCTTAATAAGTGTATTATTAAGGAATAATTGCCAAGGTAGAATTGTGGTTTTAACACCAACAATATCAGCCGCAACCCAATTTGTTGTGTCGATCAAAGTAGGTCGACCAAGGAATTGACCAAGAGACAAATCTTCAGTACCATCGACAAGAGCGACAGGGTTTTGCGAGGATAAATCCTGCACAATAACGCCACCTTCATTGTCAACGAAACTAACCGTTTGCTCAACTTCAATACCTGCGCCAGCAGCCGAAAGATCAGGTGTCCCAAAGGACTCCGATGATTCTTCTGCTTGCAATTGAAATTTGTGATAATTCGGAAACCGCTCCACACGCATATCACGTTGCATGGGAGAAGCGCTAGTACTTCTGGTGACTAGCTCAACAACTTCATTATTATTATTATTGTAAGTGTTGAATGGCTAAGTTACTCGCTAACCGACCAGCCGTAGCCGGATAGCAGACCAAAAGGCCTTCCTAGTATTGACTAGACTGCACAAACCTGTCATGCAGCTGCTCCCAGGTAGGGAGCGTCCCTCCACTCACATAGTGAGAGTAGGGTTCTTCTGAAAGCACTTGCTTAAAGAAGTTGTGATGTTTCTCAAATACGGTACGACCGTAAAAGAAATACTCACTGTTTGCGCTTGAAATCACAGACACCATCTGAGCATACTCATCAATTGTTTTAGACGGGCACCACACAGTTAGTGACTTGTGAATCGAAGCCTCTTCCAAAGGACACAGATACTCCTGCACATCTTCATCATAACGCCAAGTTCTCTTAAGAAATTGACAATCATTAATGTCGATGAACGGGACACTGTCTGAATCCTTATCAGCCATGGTATATTCAACACCAATATTCGCAAGTTCATGCTGAATATCAGTGTGATTAAACCAATCACATGAGCGACTAACTCCCATAATGTTATCATCACCATAAGTAAAAAGCTTTACATTCTTTTTAAAAGTAAAAGCTTCATGCTCAGGGTTCAAGATCACATAGCAGTACCTCATGTACAAACTATTGACCAACGAGTTGATAATAACAGTCAAAGGGTGACCAGATGGGTTCGTTCCAAAGAATTCAACCAGATCACCATTCATGTTGGTAAGCGGAAAAGCAGTATCTTCGCCAATACACAAAATTTCACGACATTCCTCTGAGCTAAAACCTGCCGCCTCATAAACTGAAGCGATAATGTTAAAAGCTGCAAGAACAAAGTCTGCAATCATGCGTTTGTCAAATTTACCGTAATCACCAGCCACAATGCGATCAGTTCCAAATTCGGTTAAGTATTCGTAAATACGTCCCCATTCGTTACTTTGGCACACTGTACCTGGTCCCGCCTCGAACACCATCTTATTCTCCTGCAAAAGTTTTACAAAAGGTAAAAGACGCGATCGAACAACAATTGACCAGTCCACCGGAGCACCAGTGAACACACGAGTCTTCTTAGCTTCAATCTTTGCGTGAGTAGTTGGTTCATCCTTAAGATGTCCAGTAAACACAGGGAAAGCACGCTTACCCTGAGCATACAACTGCTCAATAGATCGGACACGTTCCCACACTGAATCATCAAAGTCAACGCCATGAGCGTAGTCTTCAGTGATATCACTGTGCAGAAACTTCTTCTTGGTGCAATTCCAAGGAAATCCCATAGAAGTATTCGTGTTCAAACGATCAACAAAGCGCACACCTGGTACGCCATTGACGGCCGCTCGGTCACTGAGGAAGACAAGTTGTCTTTCCCAGTCTTGTGGAAGCCCCGCAAGAATTTCAGTAGTAAATGCTTTAACTGAATGTGATAAAATATCTTTACGATAAGTCACATCCGGTTTAACCATTTCTACAATATTCTTACGCCAGGGTTCCCACCCATCCATGCACGGTTT